GCCCGATGTTCTCGGGAAACACGGAAATCTGCTGAACGCTGAGAGCATTCCACGCCGAGCCATCCAGCAGCGCGGAGACCTGAAACTTGTTGGTTGGAACTCCATTCCCATCTTTGAGCGTGACCACGAAATATCCATCGCAGAAGACTAACTGTGCAGCTTGCCCTTGAATCCCGCCGACTTCAAAGAGCGTGTTAGCTAGGTAGTTCCCTGTCGCTTTGAGATAGAAGACATAAACTTTCCCCGCAGAACAAACAACCAACTGGTTCCCCGCCGTCCCGTTGCTCGCCATCGTCACAGGCAGGAAGTCGTTTCCAACTAGTCCACAGTTCACGACCGAGCCATTGCTCATCAATTCATATAAATTCCCGGCTCCGACAGCGAAAACACGCCCATTGATTTCCAAGAGGCCGCGCACGGGCTTGAGCGTTTGCGCGAAGAGTGTGAGCCCAGGGGTGCAGTAAAGCACCATCGAGGACTTCGCGTTCGCGCTCTCAACCTGTTCAGGATAGAAATTGAGGCAGGTCTGGCAATCCGCGAGTTTCGATTGAGACGTGTAGAACCCGCCATTGGTGAACCCGAAGCGCGCCATTTAACTTCCACTCGGCATAGCGGTTTCGTAATTCCAGTCTGCACGCGAAGGAGGCCGCGGCATTCCCGCATCCAAAGTGTAGCCGCGCGGCGATTTGATGTTGTTCGACTGAACCGCCTTGATTGCGCGCAACCGCGCTTGCTGCTGGCTTGGTCCCCAACTCCCTTGAAACGAGCCGACCAGATCGAAAGCCAAATCCAGCTTGAGAGCCTTCTGATATCCCGGCGGAAGGCTAAAGGTGTAACTGAGGGTGGGGAATTGTGGAATCACACCCCAGAGCTTCAATCGCACTTGATACGCTGTGTCGGGAACGGGCCAGAAGTAGAGCGAACCGTTGGGAAAGTCGGGATCGTAATAAAGATCGGTCGGCACGCTGGTGCTGATCGTCTTCACGCGCTGGCTCATCCACCATGACGAATCCCGGATATTCATCGGCACATCCACGTTCGGGGTGTTGTCGGTGAGTATCAAATTCGCCTGCTCGATGCGCTGCGGACGCTGACCGAGATTCGGCGTCGCGTAGGTGGGCGCAACGGTCCCAGCAAGGATCGCGTTCCCAGTATCCACGGCAGCCGGAATATTCGCGTTCACGAAGGGAATCGAGAAGCTAGCGGCGCTCACGAGTTGCGCCCGGCCAGTGATATTCAGCCCATTGGAGCTATTGAATACCGTCACCATATCGCCGTTCGAGAAATTGTTTGCCCAATTGAACGTCGCCAGGTTATTGGTCAGGCTGCTGGTTCCGTTCCCCGCCATGGGTCCGATTGTCGCGGGGAGCAGTCCGGGTTGCAGCGTGTAGACCGCGAATTGCTCATCATAGATGAAGCACTTGCGCGCGGCCCACTCGTCCGTCAGGTCGTTGAGCTTGCCCAGCGCGAACTGAGCATCTCCCTGCTCAGGTTGTTCGCCTTGCGCCACTGCATTGATTTCCTGCAGTGCGGAAGTGACGATATCGAGGGCGGTGAGCACTTAGGCTGCTACTTCCTTCGGCTTCCGGCCAGGCTTCCGTCCCCGCGCCCTATGCTCCTGAACGGAAAGCTGCTCCTCTGGCTCCTCCGCTTCCGCTTCCTCCCGGAAATGCGGCGCGGCCTCGGACCACCCATGGGCAAGCGCATGATCCAACTCCGCCTGGGAGCGAACCACCTTTTCGGCAAGATGCGCTTTGACGTGAACCGTTTCCCTGACCACGACCGAACCGCGCATCACGTCCTTTTCCGTGTCGTAGGCCGGATAGCTCTCCGCGTGGTCGTAGACCATCATAGGGAACTTCTGGAAACGGTAGGGAACCTTTACCTTGCTGGGATCGAAATCCGCCTCATTGCTGGCTTCCGCATCATGCGCTGCCAGCATTTCGCGCATTTTCCTAATTTCTTCTTCACTCAGTGTCGCCATGGTTACTCCGTAAATTGCGGACAGTTCTTCCGCCTTCTGCGCTTTGGTGAGGGTGGACCGCCGATACGGCGGAGGCGAGGGTATCGGCATGGGCTACTGCGCCAGCAACTTGGGGTAATCGGTGCCGTCGCCAGTGCGCGTCCAGTCGCCAGCATCGCCATCAACGCCGCTCGACTTGGTTTCCGCGAAAACCGGCTCCTGCGGCTTCTTCTCTTCCACAATCACCACATGCACGGGTTCGGGTCCAGCCGCGGGTTCTGGATGCTTCGCAAGGGCTTCTTCGCTCCATCCATCCCCCTTCGCCTTGTCGCGCGATTCCGCGCTGTGGACGGTGAGATGCTCTGTGCCGTCTTTCCCGTGCCGGTACAGCAACTTCGGAAACTCCTGATACGTGTAAGGGTCGTTGACATGGGCGGATCGCTGAGTCTTTGCGCCTTCATGCTTCAAATCATGGGGATCAAAATCGGGCTGGGCTTCTAGCATGATGTTCTCCAAAGCGGGGACTCGCGCCCCCACCGGGTTAGTAGGCGTAGAGGTAAGCGCCAGAGACGCTGGCGAACGCGGTGGGGGCGGTGAAATTGGGCAATGTGCCAAACGTTCCCGCCGAGGCGGATTTGAACGTCAGGATATTGTCGTCTTTGCCCGTCGTCACCGTATCGAGGGTGGCTGTGGTGCCGTTCGACATGACGCAACCGAAATACTGGTCCTCGCCCACGGCATAGTAGGGCACGGTGAAAGCGGTCGCCTGCCAGGTATTCGCCGAGCCAACCGTCGCACCCGCTACGGCACTGTTGGCGAGTAAATTGCCTCCAGAGTCGTAGAGCGCCACAATCCACTTATCGGTGCCGCCCGTGGTCCCGATGTGCGGCGCGAGGCCCGTGAGCAGCTTGTCGGAGGGAAGCCGGATTTCCGTGCAATAGAGTTCCGCCGCCACAACTGTGGAATTGGTACCGATTGCGGCCGCATTCGATACCGCGCCGATGGTCGGAGACTCCAGCCTGTAGAACGCTGAGGTAGTGGTCTGAGAGGCCGTCCCATTCACCCAGCGCCCAGCCTGGCAGTCCGAGATGATCCCTTGCGATGGGCTGATTACCGGCAGCGCGATCACGGCAGTCCGATTGCAGCTACCTGCCGGGGCAGGTAGGCCGAACCAGAACGTACCCAGATAACCCGGAATCACAAAGGTCAGCGCCCCGGAGGCATGGCCGGTCGCCATCGTTCCGCCAAGCCCGCGCGTTACGGTGACGAGGGTACCCTGCACGTTCTCGACATTCATCAACTCGCGGTCAATGTAGAGAAACGTGTTCTTTGTGTTGTCCTGAAAGCTGGGAGCGTTGATTCCGGTAGCCGATGCGACATTGAAGGTGCGAACACTGCCGTCGGCCACTGCGGCTGAGAGCGTGGTGTTGTTGAGGATGAATTGCGCGTGGGCAGCGGTAAAGCTGCCCAGTCCGATAGTGATCCATGCGAGGATTTTCTTGAAGTTCATAATTACGCTCCCACCACGGCCACTGCGCCATTGTCTTGGTAGAGATTGCCGAAGCCGAACAGTGTGTCCATTCGGTTGATGCGCATCGACCGCACAGGATCCCATGCGGTGACGGTGCGAAGCGAGAGTCCCGTATCGGGGTCTTGCGCGAATCCGACCTTTTCCACAGCCGTCGGACGATAAAGTTTCGCGCCAACCATGGCGAAGGCTTGCCTGGTCAGGTTGAGGCCTACGGTTCCAACCTTACCGTTCGGCGAAGTCGTGCCGGGCCAAAGGGTGAGCGCCGCTCCATTTGCGGGAAGCGCATCGACGTTCTGATATTGCGAGCCAGGGCCAAAGATCGCTGGAAGAAAATTGATCGTGTCGCCCCCTGCACCGCCAACAGCCGTCAGAGCCTGCGTAATGGTGAACGTCTTGTTGCGCGCGGGTCCGGGAATGCCGTAGGTGCGCGGGTTGACCAGATTCACAGCGTTAACCGAGAACTTGTCCCCGACGTTGAATGTGTCGCCAGCGGTCGCGGTAATGACCAGCGAGGTACCGCTCTGTCCCGCTCCCGAAACGGTGATAGCCCCTGCCCAAGTCCCAGCGGTATGCGAATAAAGCGACTGCGATTCGTAAAAGTCGGCCCCGCCCAGCATCCCGATATACTTGCCCATTTTCCAAGCCCGCGAAATCTCGTTGCCGGGATTGAAAATCGTGGTGATGTTGGTTCCCAGCGAAGTCATCATGTTGGAGGAGATCAACATGCAGCGCGGGCCGAGTTCCCCCGCCGCATTCTCTTCGAGCCGCTGTCGCGCGGTGAAGTAGGTTGAGACGCTGGTGGGATCGGTGCCTAGCGAGCCAGCAATCATGCTCGCATTCTGGTAGGCCCATTTCGCCGCCCGTCGATCCGCTTCCTGTGCCAGCGCATCGGCTGCGGGCTCCCAGTACTGGGTGCGCAGCTCCTCTTCGGACCGCTCCAGCTTGACTGCGGTTTCGTAGTCGTCCACTTCCCAAGAGGTCTGCATCCATTGGTCCAGAGACACCGTGGTGTTCCGGCGGTTGATGCCCTGCGGCTGGTATCCCATGCCGTTGGACACCTTGAAGAGTTGGGGGAATTTGATGCTGACGGTTGCCCCAACCGCGAATTCCTTGTCAAACTCCTTCTTCCAATCGCGGTTGAAGTAGTCGGCGACGATGAGTTTGTTGCGCAGTAGCCGCAAGACCTCCATCGCCACCCAGTTGGTGTTGAGAAAATTATTGACCGCCATTTATGCTCCTCGCTGAAGCCTCTTGAGGTCTTGGGCATTGCGCGCCGCCGCGAATGCTCGAAAATCCCCAGTTTCGACAGCATCTGTTTCTTTCGGAATTCCGCCTCGACTCCCGATTTCAAGCGGAGGAGGAGGGATGCTGTCAGGCCCACGTTTTACAGGAGTCTCTTCTTTGGCTGTAAACTTGCCCTTGTCATCGCGCGCTGAAGATTCCTTCCCCTTGCTGAGTTCCCGAATGACTTCCTGCTCAATCAGCAGCGCCACTCGCAAAGCCTTGCCGGGGTTTGTGCGGGCCGCCTCAAGGAAGTCCGCTTTGGTTTCTTCACTGCCACCGATGGTATAGAGCACATCCGCCAATACCGGCGAGTCATTCAGTACAGAAAACACTTCTTTGGAAACTCCATCTTTCAGAAGCTCCTGAACCACCGGAATCGCCTTAGAATCGTAATCCTGATAGCGCGACCGGGCCTCATTCAGCTTCTGCGTCGTGGATTCCAACTGCTTTGCCTGCGTCTGCTCCTGTTGCATTCTCAAGATGCGCTGCTCGGCCTTGTAGTCGGCCAGGGCTTCGACATAATCCTCATACGTAGCGTATTTCGGCTTGCCGTCTACCTGATCGTCAACTTTGGGCTTTGCATCCGGTTGCCGTGCGGGTGGCGGGTCCGCTTTCGCCTCTTTTGGCTTCCGGGCATCTTCAAGATCCTTTTTGAGCTGCGCAGTGAGGTCAGTTAGTTCCTTGATTCGTGCTTCCGCATCTGGCTTTCGCCTTGACTCCTGCTTAGGTCCGGCTGCCGGTTCCGGTTCAACGGCGGTCTCCGCTTTCGGAGTGTCAGTGGCGGGCGGTTCCACGGGTTTCGCCTCAGAGGTCTTTGCGGGTAGCTTACCACTATTTCGCCATTCCGCATATTCCGGTGTTCCCGAGCGCGGTATCTCAATTGGTTCGTTGGTTGTTCCTGCGGCAAACGGGGCCGCTACTGCTACGTCTTCAGGCATAAATTTTCTCCGTGCTCATGTGCTGAGCGGGCGTAAACTTGTGAGCAGTAGTAGGAGGTCGATGGGTGAAATTCCCATCATGCTCCATTAACGAAACGCACTCTCGAGGTGTGCTTCGGGGGCGTTAGCTCAGAGAGAGCGCCTGCTGCGAAATGGGACGAGTAGTTCTAGTGGTCCAGAACACTTTCGCGGCAGACGTGCCGACATTGCGCCGATTGGTTTTGCTGGAGTGCAGGCAGAAGTTAAGCGCATAGGAAGAGAGAGAAGTGCCGGTTCGACTCCGGTTCGACCCACCCACCTCACTGCGATTCTCCCTCGGCCGGTTGCGCCGCTTGCTGCTGTTCAAACTCTTGCGCCGACTGCGCGCTCTGTTGCTGCCCGGCCTGGGCCTGTTGCGCTTGCTGGGCCGCCGCCTGCTGTTGCGCCAATTGCTGCTGCTGGGCATGTTCCTGGGCCGAAAGAGCCGCCTCGTGAGCCTGCCCATGGAACTGGCTGAACATATCGTCTACCGCCTCTGACCGTTCGGAGGCAATCTGCGCCTTTGTCCCGATCTCCGCGACCGCGATCTTAGTTTCCCGATCCTTATCCGCCTCCTGCATAGCCGCAACATGGTCCAGCATGGCAAGATGCGCCTTGCCTTGCATCTCGATGACCTTGCCCTGGCGCTCAAGCAGCAGCTTTTGCAGTTGTGGCATGACCTCCTGCAATTGCTGTTGCATTTGCGCCATCTGCTGCTGCATCTGCCCGAGCTGCTGCTGCGAATTGTCCTGGGGCGAGATGATATCCGCCATCTGATCGCCCAGCGGCCCAAGTTGCTTGAGCCGAATTGCTAGGGCGAGAACCTTTGCGGCCTGCGGTGCCGCAATCGGAAGATTCTTCAGATTCGCCACCATGGTATCGACGAATTCGGACGCTTCCTCCCGCTGCGATTCATGGGACGGACCCGATGAAATCGTGATCTGATAGCGCCCGTTGTCGTCGGCGATCGGAAAGTGGTACTGATGCCCATCTACTTCCACCGGCTGGTCTGTATTGATTTTGACCAGCTTGTGGGTGCCGTCGGCCTCTCTGACGGGACGGCTACCTTCCCCTACATCGATGACGGAGATTAGGGGGTTGATGATTCTCCCCGTGAGCTTGATTGCCCGGTCGTAGCTGTCCACCAGGTGATAGGAGCCAATTGACTGTTCGGATTGAATCTTGGATAGCGCCGCGCCCGATTTCTCATTCTGCCGCTGCGCCGGGGTAGGGAGTGGGCTAATTCCCATCGCCGCCTGAATCGCCCGGCGCGCCATATCCGCCCCCGCCGCATATTCTTGAAATGGCGGCGTCATCTGCACCAATTCGGGCCGGGGAACGGGTTGACCGCTCGCATCCGTCACCATGTCGAATTGCAGGTACGGGCTGTATTGACTGTTCCAGTTATCCCAACGCTCGGAGTCTGTCTCGAATTGCCCCACAGCGCCGACATAGCGGGCCTTAGCTACCTGCCCGCAGGTTTCCAGCATCGAGGACATAATGTAGGCCAGTGCTTTTTGCGGATCGCGCGCCAGCGTCACGAGGGAAATCAGCACGCGCTCCGCCCCGCTTCCATAATCCACCCAAAGCTCTTTGCTGAGTACTGGCACAATCGGGATATATGGCCCTGGCTGCTGCGCCGATTTCTTCAGAATCTCAATTCCGTTGGTGATGTACTGCTGAATCTTGCGGTCGTGCACGACGCGCCCGTTGTTGCCAACCTTGCGCGGTTCGGTCTTGATTTCCCAATAAGACGCGACCAAGATGGTCTTCTCATCAAGCCAAAGCGATGCGTCCGGCCCGAAATCTTCGGTAACAAAACTGCGCTTCTCAGCGTCGGGAAATTCCGCCTCGAAGTCGTCGAGCGGCATCCGATCCAACTCGAATGCCCATTTGATATCGCTGGCGTCCAGTTGCTTGAAGTCGGGATCAATCAGGATGTTGTCGGGGTTTTGAATCGGCAGGATCAGAATTTCCTGCTCATCGCTCTCATCGGAAACATAGCCGCGGCTGACTTTCCAGTAGCCGATATTGCGCTCGACCGCCCCCTGCAGCCCGTTAATGTAGGCCTGCGATGCACTGCAGGCGTACTCAATCGCCCGGATGCGGTTCTCGCGGTATTCCGCTAATTCCTCCGTTGCGTCGTCCCCCGCCGGGTCCACCTTCACGCCTCGAGGGTTCTCCCGCGCCGTGTTGACTACCTGATTGACATACTGATTCAGCTCATCCGGGCAGACTGTCGGACGGCCGGCGCGCAACAGTTTGTCCTGCTCATCCCAAGGATCACCTGCGATGTACCGCATATTCTTCTGGCCGTCGTCGCGCACTTTGCGCCAACGGTCCAGGCCATAGCGATAGCGCTGGCGGATCTTCTTGAGCAGCGCGGTGTTGCCTGTGCCGAGGTCTTGGTCTTTAGCGGGCATTTTCGCTACACTCAGGGCAAAGCTCTCTTACAGGGTCAGCTTTGTAGTCGTAGACCCAGCCACTCATTCGAGCGCGGCGCACAGTGGCCGATGGCGTTTCACCCTCCATCGCGTAGAAGTGATGCTGGATCCCACATTCGCCGCATGTCAGGGTGAGACGGCGCTTGGCGACCTGCGCGGCTAAAAGCTCATTGGCGTAGTCGATAGTCCGTTGGTCACGGGCGGAGCGGAATGGCACAATCTCGCCTTTTTCATTCAAGGAAGGGAGTTGTTCGCGCTCTGCCCGCTCTCCGGCTTTTGCGATATAGGTGTCTAGCGGACGAGCCTCGAATGAAAGATGGGGACGAACTGCTTCATAGACCGCTTGCTTCATCTCAGGACTTTCACCTGCCAAAACGAACTCCAACTTGCGATGATCTGTGATGAGCCGCGCCATCGCAATAATTCCGTCATTGACGCTGGTAACACCCAACTCAGCCAACATCTGCTTATCTAACTTGCTCCTATTTCCCATAGCCACTCTTCATCGCGGCAGCAGTCCCCCGAGCGTTCGGTTGGCGCGCAGGCTTGCCCATCGCTACCTTGAGCGGCTTGGCCGCAGGCACGTTAGCCTTGAGGACTGTGGCCGCGAGGTTGCGTATTCGAGTCGCCGCTGGGGCGGAGAGTTTAGCCATTGCGTAACACCCTTTCTGCTTTCGCCCGAATCTTGGCCGCGCTGGCGGTTGAGAGCTTGCCCTTCTCAACCAACTGCGTTGCGCGGGCCTTCGCGTTGGCAGCGTGGCTCTTATCGGGCATTGGATACTTGCGTGAGCCAGGCAAGCCAAACTCCTGCGTAGGAATCGCCTTGCGGGCCGCTGTCGTTAACTTTGCCATCTTGGTTTCACCCCCATGCGCTCACCGGCCTCGGTGCGCCTTGTTTCTTTGGCGCTGTACCCTTTGGCTCCTTGATGCCGACCGCCAGTGTGCGTACAGCGTCGGCGGCGTGGCTCGCATCATCATGCAGCGGCTGGCTCCGGGGCACCCCTTGCGCGGTTGCCGGCCCCCACTGGTAGCGCCGTAGATGCGCCAGCCCGTCCGCGCAATTTACGGCATCCCAAAACATCTGCGGAAATAGCATCCGCACCGCATTGATGCCATCTGTCACGCTCAACTGCCGATTGACATGCGTCTTGAAGCCCTGAGCCCGGATAAGCTCTTCAATGCTCTTGCCTGTCCCCAAGCTGCGCGTCCCACCGTCCCACGGCAGGAATACGGTGCCAATCACGTATCCCCACGTCTGTATCTCTTTTAGGTAATGGTCGATGGCTTGATGATCGTTTTCGTAATATCGCAGCATCCTGATTTCAAACGCGCTACGCTGCGCCGCCCAAATCGCCACTTTATCGGCGAACCCGAGGTCAAAGAACACATCGACCGGCAGACCCATCTGTGGCGGAACTGATCGAATGCGCCCTTCGCGCTCCGCTGCCTGGAGTTCTGCCTTGTAGATTGCGCCTTCGACTGTCGAACGGGTTGCGCCTTCGTAGACATGGTGGAATGTATCAGGATCGCGCTCGCGGAGTGTTTCAATCTTCTGCTTCGACTCAGGACTCAGCCATTTGTTGTCCTGATATCCAACCTTGACAACCTTCGCACCCTTGGGCGGATTGATGACGAAATCCTGATACACTGCATCGGTTTCGAGGTCAGGATTTAGGGTAAACCAGATTTCTGAGCCCGGCTTGCGAATGGTCGGAAGCAGAATGGTGAGACTGCGCCGGCTGACCACGCTCGCTTCCTCAATCCAGCATATGTCGATTGCTTCGTATGACTTGAGAGAGCTTACCGTCTGCTTGCGGAGGCCGGCGAACACGAACTCTGTTCCGTTCATCCCCCGAATCTCAGACTGCAACACCCTGTAGAAGTCGTCGAGGCCCAGCCTAGCAATCTGATCGCTGAGGAGCTGATGCACGGACTCTCTGATGGAGTCCATCGTCTCGCGTCCGCATAGGATACGGAGCGGCCGCTGTGACCCCAGAATGAGCAGCGCCTGCGCAACCGACCAACTCTTGCATCCGTCTCGACCGCCGTACAGCACTTTGTAGGGATGCGGCTCAAACAGAAATGCGAGCTTGCGGGGAATCTCAATCTGCGCGGTTACCATGCTCACACAAACTTGACTGTGATCTCAGCCTGGAGCGGACCGCCCTCAGGGCCAGTCATTGCAACTTCCGCCTTATCGCCCCATTTGCGAGGATTCCACTTGGCCAGCAACTTGAGACGCGTATCGATCTGCAGCTTGCGATGACCCAGCATATCTTCGGTGCGGATCTCCGAACTGCCGTCCGGCTTTTCGGTAACAATCTGCCCAATCTGCGGCGTATCGGCAATTGCCAAGCACTCTTGCGCTATCACCTCTTCACCGGTTAAGCGCGCGCGTGCGATGCGTTGTTTGAAGTCATCATCAACTTTCTCGCGATTGTAGACCGCATCATGCGAGGGATGGTTAGGCTGCCTCGCCCATTCCCGCAGAGTTTTCCCATCTGCAATCCAATCGATCACAGATTGCTCCAGTTCTGGTGTCCATTTGATCGGTGCTGGCATTGGCCGCCTTCCTTAATCCCCCCCTCCCCCCTTAATGGTTTCCCTCCAATTGGCTTGCCAGCATATTTGCCTGGCGGATGAGCGCGTGGGGAAAAGGGGATTGCTTGCCTTCCTGCGGCTTGTAGTGCACTCCGGGGATTTCTGCCATCGGGAGCGGTTCGGCTAAATGCGCCGCGTCGGAGCGGAGAGCGATTGATTCCGCGAGCGTCAAATCCCGAATCGTCCGGTTGGGCTCGACCCATGCCGAAATGCAGTTTTGCACCCGCTTGAGAGCTTGGCTGCGCTTGATTTTCAGGCCGGAGGAAAGGTTCAAAATCTTTGCATGTGCGCTCAAAAGAGACTCCAAGGGCAGGGGCCTTACTTGGACCCGACGTTATTCTGTGTCAGGCATCAGGGGGAGCGGGAACGAATTGAGTGTAGCAGGTTCGGCGGGAAGCGCAATAGGAATATTTTGGTAATAACATACTTGACTGAGCGTACAATTAGATTGCCGTGACAGGGCAGTGCTAGAATTGAGTACAAATAGAAAGCCCCGATTCGCGGTCAGGGCCTTCTCGAAGCATGAAGCTCTCTACGCGCATATTAGCGCACTAAGGAGAGCTATGCAAACTGACAGCCTAACAGCGCAGCCCCTATCTAAGACTTTGGTGGACGGAACCATTCTGAGGGCGGCTCTGGCATCTGCTCTAAGCCGGTCTCCACTTCCACCGCGTGGGCCATCGTCAGATAGGCATCCTTCGCTTCATCGAAGATGGCCGCGTTCGATCCTTCGTTTTGTATCTGAGCAAATGCGAAAGCTGCTTCATCGTCAGCCGTCAGGACGCCGCGACTCTTGAGCATATCCAAGAGAATCCTAATCGCTTGCTGTTGCTTGAAATACAACGTCAACATCAGCATGTGTTCTTCGGGCGTCATGGCGCGTCATCTCCCCATTTCTTGACTTCGTATACGATCAGGTTGATTACGTTTGCGACGATTAAGTAAATCACGCCAGCGGCTATGATAGCCCAGAACACTCCCCAGTCAAACGCTTGCCATGGCCACATGATGCCAAGAATTATAGATGCAACTCCCAAGGGGAGCCAAAGGGATCGATTTGGGCAGTTTTCACGTTTATCACCATCGTCACTTCGTGTTTGTTGTCGTTCTCGGGAAAAAGCAAACGGTCAGTTGTCACCGCCAGCCGTGTGATTAGCTTGTCATCCTGCAACAAGCAATACATGGGATTCGGGTCGGGGGCATCATCTGCATGCTTCGGCATTTCCGTTGCGTGATCTGGGATTCGCAGTGCATCAATCAGTGTCTTGATTCTGTTATCAATATCCCCGCCTGATTCGAGAATCTGTCCTGGTCCCTCTGGGCGCAATAGAAGAATGTCCAATTCGCATACCAAACCGTTGGCCTCAGTCATTAAGGGGATGAATCCAATTCCGGCTCTCGCATATCCATGGGCGACGTAATCTAAGAATGGTCTATTGGGATAGAATCGTTCTCCATTCTCCCCAATTTCAACGGTCTTCGCGGCATAGGTTTTAAGGGCTGGGTGAGTTTCCCAGAGACGTTTGAGTTGTTCATGCAAGATACCGCGCAATGCGTGTTTTTCCCATGTGCGCCGTTGGGTGTTGCCAGCCGACTTCAAAAGCGGACCAGAATAAACAAGGTGAAATTCCATGAAACTCCTAAGCGGGACATCGGGAGGATCATCCAACAGCAGAATTTGACTTGGCGCACACATCGGCGTTACGCTCCATTCTATGAGCGCAATGCGACCGCTACCTGTCCCTTCCGGCAAGAACGATTCAGGTATCGTCGATGAGTTCACTTCTTTCATGAGGCGGCTGGTATCTGTGCCGCACTCAGAAATCAAAGCCCAATTGGATACCGAGAAAGCGGCGAAACGAAAGGTCAAGACTTCCGTTTCCCGCGCTTCTGGCGCTCCATCCAGGAGACCTTAGAAGGCCGTTTCTTCCCCCTTACCCGTCAATTCAGCGTAGGTGAGCCGCCGTCCTGCGATCTGTGTCATCGCATAGGTAAAGCGATCTGCGTCTGTCAACGGATTGTCTTTAGTCGCCCGATTGTTGAATCGGAAGGTCTGCTCATCAAGGTAGCGGTGCAAGTGGAACGGCTCTACAGCAACATAGGTGCCCCCTACAGTGCGCTTCAAGAGCGCCCAGAAGTTCTCCATCCCGTTTGTGTGGACCCGGCCTTTGACGTACTCTACAGCGTGGTCAACCATCTTGTGCGCGTAGTCGGCATCAAGGCCCCAGTATCCAAGGTGCATATCGGTGTAGAGTTCGGCCCCTGCTTCTACGTTCTCGCGAACGATGGGCTGTAGGGTTTTGCTCTTACGATTCTCAATGACCTGAGTGCGCACCTTGCCGCCGCGATCTAGGATGCCAAACACAATCGCCTTGCCCTTTCCGCCCTGTGCGATCACTCGCAGCTTACGCTTCTGAGAGTGCATGTTCCGCGCTTTGCCGCCGATGAAGGTTTCATCAATCTCAACCGCGCCACCGTTTCCGCCTGCTTTCATGAATGAGCCAGTCTGCATGGCAAGCCGGATACGGTGAAGCATGAACCATGCTGTCTTTTGGGTCACACCGAGCGAACGGTGAAGCTCATAACTGCTGATTCCGTTCTTTGCCGATACGATGAGCCACACCGCAGGCAGCCACTTCTCAAGCCCAATCGGAGAATCCTCGAAAATGGTTCCAATCTTGAGCGAGAACTTCTGTTTCGGGTGCTTCACCTTGCAGTTGTAGAGCTTGGACTTCTCCATGTAGACGACCTTCTCAGAGCCACAGGAAGGGCATCGCACAACGCCGTCAAGCCATCGCACACCAATCATGAACTGGCGGCAATTCTCTGCGTTGCTGAATAGCTTGATTGCTTCGATGAGTGTCTTTGGGCCGTCCATGTATCTACGGTAGCCTAATTCTTTCACTCAGTCAAGTATATTATTACCGAAAATATTTCGTAAATCTCTCTTTTCTTCTTGACACATTACGTGGTTGTGCTAATCTTAATACATCAGAGGCAACCAGCCTCATAGGAGCTGCAAATGTTCAGAACTTACAAGACTAATCAGAAACCGAAAAACGCCAACAGCTTGGCTCACGCGATCCTCACGGATCAAGGCTTCAAACTGGTAAGTTTCCAGCGGACAGGCCATGAACTCGGATCGTTTAACTACTGTGCCGAAGTAAACGGCCTTCCTGTCCACATATCTGTGAGCGAGGCTTGCGCCGCGTCTCCTCGTGCAACCATTTTCTTCGAGAGCCATTACCTGCATCAGTTGAGCGTTGATTCGCTCGCGAAGTGTGACTTTCCAAGGATCGCGGCGGCTTGGCTTGCGATCCGCCCATGTGGCGACAAAAGCAACCCCGGACCAGCCACCCTCGCTCGTTACAACGCTCTTCAACTCATCTAAGCTCCGCCGCGCCGATCCTACGGTAAGCGGTAGCGTCTCAGGTGGTACTGAGGGTCGGTACGTAACCCGACAGAAAGCCTCCGATGGAATACTCGCCTAATTGGGATCTATCCACGATCCCTCCCGATCTGCTCCGCGCAGAATACGCCAAAAGCATCAAGCCACCCGCTCCCCGCGCCCGCGTTGAGTTGCCCTGTATCCAATGTGCTCATCCTCTCAGCGCCCGCGAGCGGCGGAAACCGTGCCCTAAATGCGGCTCTCGCCAGCCACGGGAGTCAAGTACGTAAATCCCAAAATGAACAGAATCCCTCAACTCGATGGCTTGCGCGGATTGGCGATCTTGGCTGTTTTCGTTCATCACGCCTACAGGGTGCCGAGCCTTTGGATGGGCGTAGACCTGTTCTTTATCCTGTCAGGCTACCTCATCACCGGCGGAGTGCTCAGGGCGAAAGAGCAGCCCCTGGGAGCCTACCTAAGCGGCTTCTACGCCCGGCGCATGAAAAGGCTGCTGATTCCCTACCTGCTGTTTCTCGGGGCCTGCACGGTGGTCTACGGCGCGTATTGGATGGCCCATTGGTGGCTCTATTTCGGAGCGATGAACTTTCTGCGCCCAATGGGAATCCGTTTTCCCGCGCCATTTACAGTGCTTTGGTCGCTGGCGGTCGAAGAGCAGTTTTATTTCGTCTGGCCGGTTGCGGTCTTCTTTTTAAGTCCTAAGCGGCTGAAATGGCTGGCCGTGTTTCTCATTTTGCTGGCGCCCACGCTCAGGGGTACTTGCCATTTTTCGACAATGTGGCCGATCTATATGCTGACGCCGTTTCGCATGGATCTGCTGGCGGTGGGGGCGCTGCTATGCTTGCTTCGGCGGCGGTGGAGCGCCTGGTGGGCTCTGCTGATTCCCGTGGGGCTCGCGATCCCCTGCATACTGCTTTGGCCGGGGCCTTCCGATCTGCGCGTAACGCATCCCGTGTTGTATTACGAGGCAACGCTTTTGATCTGCCTCGGCCTGGCTCTGTGGGGGTTGAGTGGCGCACGGTGGATGACCTGGACCCCGTTCCGGTATCTGGGCAAGGTCAGCTATAGCTTCTATTTGTTTCACGGGCTGGCCTTGAGCTTGCTGCATCGGCCCATCCTGGCATTTCTGGCGACACTCGGGTACTCCGCGCTCAGTTGGTGGCTGATTGAGGAGCCGATGCTCAAGGCCGCCCCAGCGCCTTCCGCTTCCTGCCTCGGTGCAACGCCTCCAGCCTATCCGCAGTCCGATTGACGCGATCTGTTTCCGCAGCCGAAATATCGATGCTCGTGCCCACATGCTGATCGTAGCTGCGCATAGTGCGCGTCTGGACGAGGACCGCGAACCGCTTGTGCGCCGCGCAAAAGTAGCGCACCCCGGCCGAGTAGATCGCGGTCTTCCCGCACATCTCGCAGACGCGAGGCAGCGATTCGCCCGGCTTCAAGTCTTTCATGCCATGCTCCGCCATGCGGTGCGCCTTGAGCGCCTCCCATGAGGGAAATGGAACTTTGCAGGTGTGGCATGGGTAGGTTCCGAAGATCATCGTGTGCCCTCGCGGTGCATTTATTCTAGCGCAGAAACCGAATATTACGGTATACTATTTGCATGGGCGCTATCCGATCCGCACAATGCAGTCGTGGCCATGATATGAGCGCGGCGCGTCTGCGCTCGAACGGGCAGCGGGAGTGCGTTCAGTGCGAAGCCATCCGCAAGCGCGAGCTGCGCCTGTCCCGAAAGATTTCCACAGAAAAAAGCAAATGAAGGCTTGACTTGTCCCGAATTATTCGGTACTATCAATTCAGTGGAGGGAAAGACAATGGAAACGCTGAAAATCACAAAAGCAGACCTCAACGAAAAAAACGAATACGCCGCCGCCGATAACCTTGATTTTGCGGGGCACATCCAAATCGAGCCTTCGCTCGGCTGTGTCAAAATTCGCGGCTTTGTACGTGCCGCTGGAGGCTTGGGCATCGAGGCTGGCTCGGGCATCGAGGCTGGCTGGGGCATCGAGGCTGGCGAGGGCATCAAGGCTGGCTGGGGCATCAAGGCTGGCTCGGACATCGAGGCTGGCGAGGGCATCGAGGCTGGCGAGGACATCGAGGCTGGCTCGGGCATCGAGGCTGGCTGGGGCATCGAGGCTGGCTGGGGCATCGAGGCTGGCTGGGGCATCGAGGCTGGCGAGGGCATCAAGGCTGGCTGGGGCA